TATTCTCGTATAAATTTTATAAGGCATAATATTCTCCTATGTTGCTATTCTAGAAAAGTTTTTAATCTTTTCAAACTTGATCACGCTGTGAAACTTATCAAACAACTGATCACCTTTGTGACTGATTACAAATACATTCGTATCGCCAGCCAACTGCGTGATGATCTTAAGGAACTCTTCTGTTCCAGTGTTATCGAGAGAACTATCGAACACTTCGTCCATGATCAAAAGATTGGTGGAGATTGAGTTGCGTAACTTAGCGACTGCTCTCCATGTGAATAGCAATGACAAATCAATCCGCATCTTTTCACCTTCTGAGAAGGACTCATATGTAAATTCATCTCTAAATCGTGACTTAATTTTCTCGTTGAAATTCTCATCAAGTTCAAACTGAACAAAGAATTCCATAGTTGCGAGATACTTATTCACTAGCTTATTTATAATAGGAATATACTGTTTTATGATTTTTGCTTTAATTCCTGAATCTTTTAGCATAGATACAGCGACATCATATTCCTCTTTCAACAGTAACGCTTTCTCATGTATCGCTTGTGTCTGCTTGATCTGTTCTTCCAAACTCTTTAGTTCTTCAAGCGAATTATCATCAGTCACATCTTCTTCGGTTATCTCAGTCTGGAACTGTTTGATCGCATTAGTTGAAATCTTGATATTAGAATTTTCTTCCATTATCTTTTGATTCAGTTTGTTTATCTTGTTTTGTATTCCAGCTATCTCTTCAAGACGCTCATTGATATCTTGATATTCGTCGGCGAATGCTCTAATACCATCTTCGAGTTCCTGCATCTTATATTTTTGTTTCTCGACACGTTTCTCGACAAATAAAGAGTCGAGGTCTTGCTGGCACGTAGGACACTCATCATTGTTTTCGAAGAAATCAATCTCTTTTGAAATCGTTTCTATCTTACTACTCACACGATATTCTAGCTCACGTAACTTTTTCAGTTTCGTTTTCATTCTATCATGATCTTCAATGAACGCCTCAAGCATTCTATTTTCATTCATGTAGTGTTCTATGTTTGCTTGACTCTCTTTAATTTTTATATTGAGTTGCTGAATCTTGTTTGCTTTTGCTTCTCTATCACTGCACTTCAACGAGCGAATCTGATTCATATGCTTCTTGGTCATCTCGACCTTCTGCTCAAGTAAATCAATGCTATGTTTTGCTTCTATGATTTCATTTTTATTATCAGTAATTTTCTGTTTAAGTATGCCATGCATGATCGAAAAGATTTTGATATCAAGCAAATCTTCGATGACATCTCTTCTCTCTTGCGCTTTGAGTTGCATAAACGGTGTGAAATTAGCAGAGCCAATCACGACAATTTGAGTGAATGATTTATGATTGAGTTTGAGAATATTTTTCTCTAGATGCTCTTGATATTCTTTAACTGAAGCATTTTGATCGACCAGAACATCATTGCAATAGATTTCAAAAACAGCAGGCTTGATGCCGCGAATGACTTTATAGTTTTTCTCTTTGATCTGGAATTCTATCTCAACGAGACAGTTTTTGCCTGTTATGCTATTGACAAGTAATGGCTTGTTGATGTTTCTATATGGTCGACCATATAACGAGAAGAGAACAGCGTCAAGTAACGTAGACTTGCCTGCGCCATTCTCGCCTAGAATTAATGTATTCTGCGAACGATTCATATCGATCTGAGTCCACTGATTGCCAGTGGACAGGAAGTTCTGCCAGCGTACTCGCTTAAAGTGAATCATTATTCAACACTCAATGCTTCGTGATACAAATTCTCGAACAATACTTTTAGATTACTAGTTTTCGTATCATCTAGTTTCAGATTATCAATATATGTTTTCACAATAGTCACTGTGTCCTCTGCTTCATCAATGATAGAATCATCTTCGACATTCAGATTCAAGTTATCTTCTACGACTTGAATGTGCGATGGTAGACATGCATTTATTCTGTCAACAAATAAATCAAAGATGTAAGGATTCTGTTTGTTCTTTACAATCACTTTGACTTGCTTGTTTTCAAGATACGAGAAATCTTTAGAGAGAATATCATCCTCACTTTCTACAATGTCATCATAGAATACTTTATAGAACATACTATATGGATTCTGAATGAATGTCAAGTCTTTTGTTTCGGTGTCAAAGATATGAAAGCCGCGTGGATCATCATAGTCACTCCATGTCATCTCGTATGGTGCGCCAAGATAGTGGATATTTTCGCGTGAAGATTTATGGTGAAAATGACCTGACATGACAGACTCGAACTTACCAAATACTTTTCGATCTAAGCCGTGATCATTAATTGATCCTTTATACATCTCAAAGCCTTGTAGTTCTAAGTGACCCATAACAACAGTGGCAGACGTACTGGAGATTCTCTCCATTGATTCTTCAGTATTATCTGGTGAGATCCATGGTACAAAAAGTATTTTTAAGCCATCAAACTCTACCTCAGTCGTGGCGCTATAGACAGTGTATTCATACTCGCCTAAGAGGAGTTCTGGTGAGTTTACTCGATTGGTATTTTTATAATAGATGTCATGATTACCAACGATGCAGTGAAGATCGATATTCTTATCTCGTATGGGATCAAAGAAATATTGTTTGCATCTGTTAAGAGAGTCAAAATTGACATACTTGCGCCTGTCAAAAATATCGCCTAACTCAATGATCGTGGTGATGCCATGTTCTTCCAGGAATGGGAAGAAAAACTCTTTATAGAAGAAAGAAAAGTAATCATGAAATTGTGCATTGTCGCCTCGCGCACCGAAGTGCTGATCTGTAATAAGTGCTATTTTCATAGATAAAACTCTTGTCTAAAAGTACTATAATAGCAGGTAAAAACTCGTTTGTCAAATAATATACAACTTCCTTTTATGCTCCCAGACAAGATGATCTAAACCTGTTTGGTCTAGTATATCCAATGCAGTAGACATTTTATTGCAGATAGGTTTTCCTGCGACATTAAACGATGTGTTTAGTAAGACATCGGTAGGATGAATCGTTAATAAGTCATATAGTAAAGATGACTGATCCTTTGTGACTGTCTGCAATCTAGCTGTGCCATCAACATGTACAACAGAAGGAAATACATCTCTATATTCTTCACGTACTCTAGGACAATAACCCATAGCTTCCATATTTTCATAATCTGTACTTTCAAAATATATTGGCGCGTCTTCTTTCCTGCATACTGGAGCAAAGGGTCTGTATATTTCGCGAAATTTAACTTTCTTGTTTATTTTGTCTTTAGTGTCAGCAAACTTAGGATCAGCAAGTATTGACCTATTTCCAAGAGCCCTAGGTCCTATCTCAGAACGACCTCTGAACAATGCTAGTATCTTTCCACGTGATAGCAGTTTTGAAATCTCTTCCAAGGAAGTTTCACTACTCATGAGCAACAAATCTTCAATAGGAAAATCATTCTGTATTTGCATTCCTGAATAGATAAACTCAAAATCAGTTTCAATATCATTCGTTATCATCCACTGTAACATATTACCCATCGATAATCCACTATCATCTGGATTAGGAGGAACAAAAACATTAAAATGTGGATATCTGTCTTTTATTTTTTGATTGAGTAGAACATTCAGTGCTACTCCACCCGAAAGTACTAAGTTATTATCATGTTTTTGAATGTCAACTTTGTGATTTTCAATTGTCGCGAGAGTAGAATTTTCTATTTCTTTCTGAGCAACCCACATCATTTGTTTTGCAAATGATTTCTGTGTTTCTTCATCAGCATCAAATATTCCAGGCTTTATTTTATTAATATTATACAAAGTCATTCCGAATTTAGGTTTTTCTTCGTGAGGATTAGGAATTATGGTTCTGAAGTTTTTTCTCAGTTTTATTTCCATTTCTCTGTCTGGCATTTCAAATGCACACATTCCCATACCTTTACCCGCACAGTCTAACAACTCAGATCGCTTTCTGGTTGTTACGATTTGACGTTCTTTTATTTTTTTACTCTTGATAATCTTTTTAAAGTTTTTTATATGATGTGGCTCTTTTTTTGAGTTCCACAATGCAAGCGCAATATCTGAATATGCATTATAACAGATACCATTCATTTCTATATATTTTTCTATGGTTGTCAAATTATTGTCTATGAATGAATAAAAATTAAAAGATTCTCTATCACCTTCACCATCTTGCGAAAGAACCACACACTTGTCAAAACCAGACTGTCCATATGCACACCATGCATGTCTCTGATGATGTGTATTTGGAGAGTATTCAATCAATGAGTTTTTGCATACATCTAACTGCAAGATAAAATTAAGCGATCTTGCTATAGGCGAATCTGAGTCAGGTATGTTATCTTTAAAGCCCTCAGGAATATTAACAATAAGTAAATCAATTTTTTCAATTCGTAGTATTTTACTTATGTAAAATTGTAGTGCCTGTTTAACTGTTTTTCTTCTGTCTTGATTTCCAGCATCTCTCCAGAAACTAAAATGTTTAATATCTAACAAGGTAGACAGACTAATATGAAACAATTTTTTAAATTGATGATGGTAGATTGTTACGCAATTATCATGACCTTCAAGATAAAAGGACATCACTGTGTTGATTGGTGTTTCAGTCTTCATCAATAAATTTCTCCAGACCTACCTTCTCAGTCTTTGATTTAGTTTTTTTCTTTTCGAATTTTTCAAGTATTGGTATCATCTTCTCATTTGTCAAATCAATGCTTGCATATATTTCTTGATCTAACGGATCGTCTGACAAACTCATATCAACAGCTAAATTTTCAAGTGACTTAAATTTGATATATGTCTGCTTCTTTTCTTTTTCTATTCGGCGCAAGAATGCATACCAGATAATCTGTGTGAAGTAAGCAAAAGGATTTTTAGATTTTTCAGGATTAAAACTGTGAACAGCAACAATACAATTCTCTAGGCCATCACTGACCATTTCATCTTTATATGTGTAACCAGAGAAGTTGACTTTAGATGAAAGTCTCGTTGCTATCATTAAAAAACACTCACCAATTTTCTCTGGAATTCTTGGTAAAGGTTTATCCTGACTTCTGGCCTCATTACATTTCTCTCTGTAATCTACCAACATTGCATAAAACTCTTTGTTATCAATGTAGTTACTCATAATAAATCCTTAATGTAATTTTTTATTAGGTTTCAAGTTTTGAAAAAATTGCTCGACTAGCTCTTCAGCTTTTTCTTCTTCTTCATTCTGGTCGAGAACATCGCCCATTATAGTATTATAGTTTAAATTGTTCATTTTATCAACTGCTTTGAAATAATGATCTACTACAAATGGAAATATTTCTCTGTGTGTCGATACTATAATATCTTTTTTGAAATAAACATCAGAAGATGAATCATACGGACAATATTTATTAAAGTAGAACGCATGATTTCCTAAGTTATTTAGTCCGTATCGGATAAGCATAGCGTCAGCGATGTCGATGCCTCGATCATTCTCTGACAGTAATCTACCGACTACCTCACAGCCGTCAACGAGATGTAGAATTATTACTTTATCTTCAGTCATTAGGAATTCCTACCGTATAGATTTTGTAATCAAATTTTTCTTCATCGTAAACCTCTATGCGTTCCAGTAGGTGTCTGAGAGTAAAATTTGTTGAGGATTTGTAAGACAAGTCATCGGATATGTCGTATAACACAGCAGAAGATTTTGTGTCTGACTTTCTGAGACCTCTTCCAATAGACTGCAAGTTTCTGATTTTTGATTTACTTGGCGATGCAAAGATAACATTGTGGAGATTCCGAATGTTGACACCAGTACTAAAAGTACCATAACTTGCCACAATGATAGCGTTACTTTCGCCTTCAACAACTCTACGTATGTCATCTCTCTCTGCTCCGTCTACGCCGCCATGGATGAAGAATACTTTTCTCTCACCATCGCGATCTCTGATGCAATTCGTCAGTACTTGTCCGTGTTTGTCCACATACTGGAACAATATCAACGTATTGCCTTTCAGCGAGAGAGCAAGATTGGTGATAAACTTGTTTCTCTGTTCGTTTGATACGATGAAATCCATTTCATCTTGATAGCTCATTTTCGATACTATTTTACGTGTTTCTTCTGGATATGTCAATGTAATTATCTTGATCTTAAAGTCGGCAACTGTTCCTTGATCCATCAGTTCTTTCGTTGTGATCACTTTATTGACAGGACCAAATAAACCCTCTAGCACAAGTTTATGTGTCTGTGTGCCGTCCAGAGTACCTGTAAACCCATATCTATACTTAGTATCAGTCATCTTTGACATGATAGATGTCAGCGACTTAGCTTTAAATAAATGCGCCTCGTCACCAACGACAACATCAAACTTCTTGAACCATTCTTTCTTCTGCTTGTATATAGATTGCCATGTAGTGATGACGATAGGTCTATCAGTATCTTTGTCTTGACCAGAGAATATTTTATGACAATATTTCTCAGACTTAAATCCGTATGATTCGAAGTCGGAATACATTTGATGAACGAGAGTTGTCGTAGGAACAATGATCAATGTAGGGCGCAAGTAATAGCGCAGAATCATATAGATAATGAAAGACTTACCAGACGCTGTAGGACTAACGAACAGACCGCGTCTGTAGCGAATTGCATCGATAAATGCTTCGACTTGATAATCTCTGGGCTCAAGAGTAAACTTCTGTTCTTTTAAAAACTCAGCCGCTTCGACTACCGATAAAACTTTTGCTGAATTATCATAGTCATATTTTAATGTGTAGCCACGCTCTTTACAAAACTCTTCTACGTAGTGCATGAGACCAGAATATAGCAACTCATTCATCGGATTGTAAAGTCTAATATTACCATCCCAGACTTTATTGCGATATGCGGGCATGAATTGATAACCAGGAACTTTGAAAGTAAAAAACGCAGACAACTCCTGAGCGATACCTTTGTCTGATATCTGTATCTGCGTATGTACCTCGTCTACTTTCTTAGCTGTTAAAATCATTCAATAATTGTTCTCGTAATATATTTACCTTCTTCTGCTTCACTTACTAAGATTGACATGTTTTTCAATTCATCAAACCAGTTGTCGCCGTGATCTTTCTTGAGTCGTTTCATTACAGACATATCAGTGCTATCATCACACTTTGAGCAAGGTGCAATTAAGTCTCTTCGAGCATTTTGTAGTGCTTTTCTTATAAATTTTAGCTTTTCATCGTTCGCATACATATCGAACAATCTTCTTTCATGTATGTTTCCTATCGTAACTTGATTGAGCCAGTCGTTGCAACACATCTGATAATCGCCATCATAGTTAATGAATATCTGCGTGTGTGGATGTGTACATAGCAAGGCTTGAGATTGATTACTAAAAAATCCAGCTCTGTTATTGAATGAATGTTTCCATTGAAATCCATCAGGTAAAGGATTTGCCTTATCTTCATAAGACATCTTGTTTATCTCTTCGATTGGAGTGCCATCTGGCTTATATTCGTTCTGAACATATTGGTCGTTTGGTAGTTTCTCATACTTCTCACAACGTTCTTTATATTCTTCTTCGCTGTCATAGCTGTTTAAAATCAACCAATCAAGTTTAGGTGAAACAGAATCCCACCATTTTTCAATTGAGAATCCATTGGTTGTAAGTCTGAGTTTCCATGTCTTCTGAGGATGATCGGCGATCATAGAAACAATCATCTCAAAGTGTTTATGCAAAGTTGGCTCACCACGTCCAGCGAGTTCTATCCATCCATTGTATCCATACTTGACGCACTGTTTAAGTACTTCTGCAACAGTGTCCAGTGACATTTCTTTTTTCATGTTAGGATATATGATGTCATCAACACGAGGACAAAAAGAGCATGTGCGATTGCACTGTGCTGTAATATCTAAATCTATTCTATAGCACGAGTCCACAATCTGTTTCATTCTTTTATTCATATATCGTTCATCCTGAATTTCTCAAAATCAATTGCAGACTTAATGTGAAAGCCTCTATTCGCTAGAGTCTTGATGATAGATTCGAGAACATTTAGTTTTTCTTGTTGATATGCCAACTTGAGATTGAGCGCAATGATATCACTGTCAGCATCAATATAATTAGCAACATCTGTTTTAATAATCTTGCCTTTTGCTGGTAGCTTCCAGCCTTTGGCTATGTGTTCTTCAGTTGGTCCATCCATATAAAATTCTTGCTTGTCAAGTCTCAATGTCTTCATGTCTGCTTCCATCTTTCGTAAAAGCAAACGTTCTCTGGAGAATATCTCGTAGTATTTATGATGCAGTTTTGCGATGCTTAGAGCAGAATTGCCTAACTGCGTGGGATCAATTTCTGCGTCTTCTTTCCATAATGCAAATATTTCATCAAGTGTCATTATTTACTCTCTCATTTTAAGTTGGAATGCTATGCTTAGTCTTCCTTGTGTATTCATTTTCTCTGGCGGAACAGCTTTGTGAAACATGTTTGATGGAAATAAAACAAACGAACCAGGACTAGGATAAGCATAATGTGCAAGATATCTTGGATCGTCTTCGAATATCATTGTGCCTGATCCATGATTATGATTCCATACTGGATTCAAAAAAGTTATAGCAGTAAAACGTGCGCTTTTTGAATCTGTATGCGCAGTGCTATAATCGCCATAAAAGAACCAATTCGTTAAAGTATAATGAATATCTAAGTGAATGTCAAGTTTTTTGCTTGACCAATCAATAATATTTCGGCCTACCTTATGAATAACTTGAGTAACACTAACTGGCTGTTCATCAAACATGCATAGATTTTTGAATCCGTATTCGCTGTCGCGAATCAGTTCATTTTCTCTTTCAGATCCAGATGTGCCAGCTGGCCTGAATGTGCCATTCTTTGTTATTTCATCAAAAAAATATTTACATTCATCCTCTGACCAGAAATCAAAAACACTGTATATTCTGTTTTCATCTTGTGAGTTTTTTCTCTTGACAAAGACTTTCTTTACAATTGGATTCTGATTAGGCATTATACTGGCGTGAATGTATAGTTCTTAAATTTAAAAGTAACGCTTGCTTCGATGTATTCAATCGCGGAATCTCTTGTGTCTAGAGTGATATCCGTTAATCCAACAGGAAACATATCTTTGAAATCAATACGAACAAGAGGATTCATTGAACTAGATAGAATCATTACGTTGCCGTCTGAATACAATCCATCGCCAGAATATGATGGATTGTTTGCTAAGTCGCTGTATTGTTTGAACTCATCAGGAAAGCCAAGTCCTGTGATCCAATTGAACATTGCAATGTAGTTGCTCAAGTCCTCATTGATCTTAAACGTTAGCTGAATGTCTCCATATATGATATGATCGCCAGCACGAGGAATAGTTTTGAATGGTGTTGGTTGTTCGTAAGCACCGACTTGTATGCCAGGGACATTGATGCTCTGAACAAAGAAGTTAAGATCAGGCGCTCTAAGTATGTTGAAGTTAAAGCCTACAGGCGATAACATGTTCTTATTAAATTCTGCCATTATCTGCTCTCAGTGATTAGTGTTAGTATAGTATTTATCTGTTTCACAATTGAATTATACACAGGACAATACTTTCTGTCAAGCAAAAAAAAGCGGCCCGAAGGCCGCTCTAAATTAGTCAGGGTTGGTGCCCTGCTTCTTTTTATTATAGCAAGTTTTGTACGATAGTACGACGGTAGTAGACGTTAGAGTCTTCAGTCAGCGCACCAGATGTAGCACCCGCACCAGCGTGGAAAGGATTAGCGACCATGCCGTAGCGAGTCTTAAAGCCAATCTTAGGCTGGAAAGTGTCTTGATCAACCGCACGAACCATTTGCAGAGGTACGTATGGGCAGTAGAACAAGCCAGCGTCAAATGCGTTTGCACCCTTGTAACCGATAGTCATGTAGTTACCAGTTGTATAAGGATCGATGTAAACGCGATAACGACCGTTCAGTACACCAGCGAAGGTGTTACCAGTGTCGTCTACTTGCAAGTTGTTGCTGTTCAGAGCAGGAGTGTAATCAAGTACGCCAGCCATCTGAAGAGCAGATGCTACGTCAGAAGAACAGATGATTACGTTACCCTTGCCTCTACGAGTTGCTTTTGCAATCGCGTTGGCTTCACGCTCGATGTGGAACATCAAACCCTTGTACTTTTCAACAGACCAACGACCGTTGGCGTCAACGTCAAGGTTGAAGATACCAGTTGCGGCAGTACCAGTTGCAGAACCTTTAACAGCAGTAACGTTAATGGTACGAACAACTTCACGGTTGATTTCAGCAAGAATTTCAGCCGCAAGAATGTTGCTCAATTCTGCTTCTGCGTCAAGACCATGAACTGCTTTCAAGTCTTGAGCCAACTCAAGGCTGTAGTCAGCCTTCAGCGCACGAGTGCCAGCAGTAACAGTTACTTTGTCGATGCTGAATGCCATCTCGCCGAACTCGTTACCAGAAGAACCCAGTGATTCAGCAGTAGCAGTAGCCATTGCGTCACCGTAGTTATAGGTATTACCGGCTGCAATTGCCGCAACATCAGTACCGAAGTCAGTACCAACGTGTTGATCACCAACTGCGTTAGTAGTACCAACTTTAGTTGAGAATGCAGTGTCAGCTTCGTTGAAGAATGCTTCGTCACCAGCTTGGTTCGCATAGCGAGACTTCATAGCGAAGATCAAGCCAGTAGGACCAGTCATGGGCTGAACGCCACATACGTCATATGCCATCAAGTTAGGCATTGCACGACGGACAAGTGAGATCAGAATAGGATCGAAGCCCTGGATAGGACCTGTAGAACCTGAACCCATACCCTGTGCGCCAATAGCGTTAGTAGGTACGGCTTCTGAAAGAAGATTCTGTGAAGCACCCATCTCTGCGTTTTCACGAAGAGCGCGTTCGGTGTTTTCAAGAACCATTGCAGTTACGGCGCGGCGATGCGTATCTTGGATCTCAGGAAGATCAGGATGCGAAATAACCGGCGCCCATTTGTTTTGAATTTGCTCATTTAAATTCATATTAGTAACACTCCTATTTGGTATAGTTTGGGCTTTACGTTATATTTATATAAAATTATTTTCTAACAGTGCTAGAAATCGCATTGAAGTAAGGCTTCATTTCTGCCGATATCTTTGAAGTTTCTTCAGGTGCATCATTCGAGCCAACTGATTCTTCTTCTGTGATTAAACCGGTAGTAGGTGCTTCCTTACTAGATTCAGAGAAATATTGATTGCGAATAATATTCAACTTCTCTCTATATTCTTCCTGAGAAGAAAATTCTACGCTTTCAGACAGTGAGCGAAGTTTTTCAACTTGCGTCTCAACAAGACCTTCAGCAACTTCATCGAAAGCAGACTCTCGTTGTGCATCTACAATCTCACTACGGAGTTGAACATTGTTTGCTTCAACAGATTCAAGAGACTCTTCAAGTGAAGCAATCTTCTCTTCCATCTCTGCAACAAGATCAATCTTTTCTTCGGGAACTTCTACGTAGTTCTCAGCAAAAAGACCTTTCAGACCTTCGATAAAGTTTTCTGTGACAGCGACACGATAGTTATTTTCGATAGCGACAGAATTTTCTTCCATCCACTTCTCAACTACGTAGTCCATGTAGTCATTGACTTGCTTGTGCATTTCGTCAATAGACTCAGATACTTGCTCTTCTACTTTAGCTTCAAACTCTTCTTCGATACGAGCAACTTCAAGAACAACACGGTTCTGGACAGCGGCTTCGAAAAGAGTAGAGGCTTTTGATTTGAAATCTTCTGACAGATCATCTTGCTCGCCGAACAATGCATCAACGTCTTCTTTCATAGCGCCTGTAGCACCACCAGTGGTAGGACTAGGCTTAGAAGAACCGCTGTTTGCTACTGTGCCTTGATTCTTAGATGAATTGTCAACCGTAGGCTCATTGCCTACTTGTGCTAGTGTTTTGGTAAGAAAAGAAGACAGGTCTTCGATACTCATATGTGCCATAGCCGCGTTAACTTTCTGCATCATTTCAGATTTGCTAGATTTGGCTTTAACAGTATCGGAGGCGGCAGACTCTTCAACTGTCTGCTCTACGACTTCTTCAACGTTGTTTTTAATTTCTTCAGTCATTACAGTATGCTCCTGTTAAACTTGTATTTGATCTAATTACTATTTATATAAATCGTTATTTTAAAGGCTTTCCGCACAAATCTTTCATGAATCGCTCAAAAAGTTGAAACTTCAACGCTTCATTCAATTTATGGTTGCGAACATTCTTTTCAACTTCTCGTTGCATTTCTTCTATTGATCTTTGAACGACTTTGCCATGATCCCATACCCACTCGACTCCTTCCATGATACCATTAACAAAAGCATCAGGTGCAGATGGATCAGCAACAATGTCAGCCGCAGTGGCAAGATAGAAGTCTTCTTGTACTTCCATAACGCCATCTTTGCCTTCTTTCAATGAACCCATGCCTCGAGAAGACACGCCTAGATTTGCGCCGTCTTCAATAAGACCAGCCGCGATTTGTCCCATAGGTGTAGAAGAAATTTTTGCTTTGCCTATCCAGTTATCACCATCTCTTCGCAATTCAGTGATGATGTGTGATACACGATCTAGATTAATGCTTGGACCATTAGGATGACCTAATTCGCCATACGCACGGCCTTTCTCTACAGTTTCTTTCATGTAGCGATTTACTTCACGCTCCATGATATCAGAACTATATCTACGACCATTGCGGTTTGGAATATTTGCCTGCAAGAAAACACCTTCAATGAAAAGACTTTTCTTACCAGTTTCTTTTGACTCTTCGATGAGTACCTTTACTTTTTCTGTAACTTCTGTAATAAGTTTCATGTTAGTGCCTTTAGTCTAAGTGTGTAAATGCAACAGATGTAGCTAGAACCGCAACATTAGCGCCGATATATTCAGTCGGTTTCTTTTCAAAATAAGAAATCGCTCCAGCTGGAACAGTACAAGAACCAAGAGGAGTTGTACCGTCTGTGTCATATCTAGTTATTACTGCCGCAAGTGCCGCATAAACTCTTACTTGTACAGCGCCATTCAGTGTAGATGCCGCTGTTAATGTTGATTCGGCTGAAAGTAATTTAAGTCCCATGTTCTTATTCCGTTATTGTATTATCTTTATTTATGTTACTTCTTGCCAGTTAAATGCGGCAGCCATTGACGCAGAAGAAGCGTCAGTTCTAGCGACAAGAGTATAAGTGGTTGCTGTTCCTGCTTCTGCATCGCGTTCTAATTGCAAGTCAAATAACGAACCACCAAATTCTAATCCCAATGATGCTTGGTTTGTAATCTCTGCTACGTTACCACCAAGAACTTCACCGCCTGTATATGCTGTAGCGGCAATATCATATTCGACTGACGAATTACTATTAACAGGATTAAAATCTGAATTAGTTAGAGTTGCACCTTTTACAACAAGCAATTCATATAGTCCTGCCGCATCACCTGTTGCCGTCACGCCTTGAATCACCGCAATCGCATCAAGTCGTGTTGACTTCAATCGAATCGACATTAATGGTACAAGTGTGGTGTCAACTGATTTTCTACTGAGTCCTCGTGAAGCATAACCACCAGCTCCGCGAAATTCGTAACCGCCTTCAGAAATCACAGAAGAACAGATTTGTTTTAATGTTGCCGCACTGCCTACGGATGTATTCTCTATCTCGTAACGCAACGGCAATATTGCTGTGGTCATGTAAACGCTGTCGATAAGATTAGCATGATTGAATGTATGACAATGTACGAACACACCGTCAATTACAAAACCACACCGAACTGAACCGACACCCAACCACTCAATATCCATCCAGAATATCTGTGCTTTTGTGATATCTAAAGTTTTCTTGGACGAACCATTTCCGTCCATGATATCAGAGTTCCAATTTGTTTGCTCTACTCTCGTATCTACAGCAGAACCACTAATATAACTTCTTCTTACAAAATAAATTCCATCATCGTCTTGTTCTAAGAAGATACCATTTTCGTCATTATAATATCCAACTCTTTGACGTAAACCAGTTGATTGTGTCGCCATAACTAGCGTGTTGAATATCTGTAATGACTTTCCTGGCTGATATGCAAAAACTCTTTTGCTTTCTCTTATTACTTTTGATCCATTTGTACCATCAACATTCAATGAAACTGTAGAAGCATTTGTGTCAAAGGATGTATTGGCACCAGAAGTTAAATCTTCGCTAAACTTCCCATTGTCCTCATAACGATTGTATGAGTCAAAAAGTGTGAGTGGTGAAGACTGTCTCGCTCGACCAAACGCATCAACGGCAGTACCAGTTGGATTGCCTCCAGAAACTGGACTGCCATCGACATCTGCAAGCATAACAACTTCAAAGAGTGTTTTATTGTCTTGCAGATATTGGTTTGTATCTTTACGAAACTGTGCCATAGATTATTCTGACTTGCTCGCTTTCTTCATTTTAGGATCGACATCAATATCACCGTCATCTTCTTCTGCATCATCGCCGTCATCATCACACTCGCATTCTTCGCAACCACACTCTTCGCATTTTTCTTCGAAAAGATTTGACACAAACTCAGCATATGCTTCTTCATCATTCATCATTTCATCAAGCATCTTTCTTTCATCTTCAGATGCTTCTTCGTAGAATTCTTGCATTGCTTCATCAATCATTGAAACGAGTTTGCTAGGAGAAGATTCTTCGAGTGTGTTTAAAACGTATTCGATTTGATCTTCAGAGAGTTCAGTAGAGGAGAGAACAGATGCGATGTCGGCAACTGAATAATAACCTTCGTATACTTCTTCGTCTTCGCCAGGAGCGTAGCCTTTTTTCTTTCTCGATGCCATCTTAGCTTTATCTTGAATAGCATCGTGTTCTTTTTTACCAGGAGCATCAGTAACTTTAACATTCTCGGTGTGCTTATCAGCAAAGTCTTGTTCGTCTCCGCTTCTAGCTTTATATTTTTCCAATATATTTTTTAAGTTAGACATTACTCAGCTTCCTCTGTCTCTGGGTTAAAAATTTGTTGTGCAATCTCTTCTTTCTTTTGTGCAAGAGCCGCGTCAATTTTTGGCTCGATTGCCGCCGAGAATGCTTTAACTGCCGCGACAGGCTTATCACTTACTGTCGCACTAATAAAATCTGTTACGTCATCGTTCATTTTTCTTCTCCATCACTAGGCACTAATTTATAAACTGGCGCAGTTTGAGGTGTCTCAGTATTCTGATCATCTCGATCATCTCTTTCTTTACTGTCGCCGCCAAAATCCATATCATCTTCACTGTATCTTTGATCATTTTTTTCTGCTTGAATTTCTTTGTCAATCATTTTCATATCATTTTCAGTTTGCTGAAGTATGAACTTTCTGACATAATCATGTGAATAATATTTACCAACATATTCATCCATGTCTCGCATCAATGCAACTCTATCTCGCATGATCTCCATTGATTTGAGTTCTTCGAAATAGTTATCAATTGCATATTTATACTCGATTTCATTCTTCCATTCGCGCCACTCTTCTGGTGTGCAGATGCCTTTTAGAATGAGTTGTCTTTCAAGCACTGAAGTGAATAACTCACTAAACTTATTTCTTATTCTTGTAATAAATTTAGAAAACTTTACTTCATCTCTACTAATTTCTGTTGCTCTACCGAGCGTAAATGTTGAATCGGGCTGTAATCTTGTTGACGGAACATTCAAAGACTTGTATAATAGATTCTGGAAGTATACAATATCTTCAATATCACCTAAGTTTTGACCACCTGGAAGTGTCGTGATTTCTGTTCCTCTGCCACCTTCTCTTCTAGGTAGCCAGAAGTCTTCGAGCATTGTCATGAATTTACGATCATCACGAATTTCTCCAGTAGATGAATCATACACGACTTTGTTCTTAAACTTTGTCATTAAGTCTGCCAAGTATTGTTCTGCTTTCGCTTTTGGCAAACCACCGACATCAACATAAAAAATTCTGCGCTCTGGCGCTCTTGAAATACGATAGATTACAAGAGAGTCTTCCATCGAACGCAATTGATTTAGCGGTCTAATTGACTTGTGTAGATAAGACAATATTAAATTATTATCTGCGTTTTGATATCCGCTCGTACAATATACGACAGAATCTTTCGCAATCTTAATACCTTCAGTAGATTGTCCTGCGGATGAACCGTAAGTATTTACTACTGAACCTGAACGCTTTAAAAACCCAGCTGGATTATAAAGATAATATTCGCCAACTGTTTTCTCAATTGTTACACCTTCTTTGTTTTTTTCTTTCTTTACTTCTTTTATTTTCTTGATGTTTCGTGGATCAACGTAACGAATCTCGATGATGCCATTTTTAGGCTTAGACTCATCGATTATTACATGATAATATAATCTACCATCAACGTACCAGCGTTTGAAAATTTCATAGCTGTAACGATTGAATTCCAGCAGATTTAACACCTGCTGGAATTCTTCATCAATTTTTTTCTTGATACCTGCCGAAACACTCAAATCATCTAGCAGAATAGATATAGTCTCTTCTTCGCTATCTTCAACAATTGCCTCGTTGACAATATCAGATATTGCCAAATCGATGACGGGATCAAGTGAAATTGCTCTATACTTGTTAACAAGCTCCGCCTCAGTGCGAACTGAGCCGTCTAGATCAACATACGTGCCATAAACTCCACCTGCCGTTACGACAAGTGAACCGTCATCGTTAGAAGGAGGAGCGAAAGATACTATTTTCTTCTCTTCGCGCTCCTCTCTCTTACGAGTTATTTCAAAACCAAATAAATCCATAAAGTAAACTCCTGTTTAGTAACTGATATTATTTATCAGTCTTATACAACAGGTAGCATGTAATCAAATGCCCATGTAACTGTAAACGTGGCAATTGTATCAGTTGTATTCCAATCAAGATCCAATGTACCTACATCAGTTGGCCAAATACCCACTAAGAAGTGATTATGGATTGGTGATGCAGATCGTTTTCCATAAAGCTGTACTATGCCTATGCCCTTGTACTGTGAAGGAGTTTCGCCTCTCAGGTTAGGTTCGCCTGAGTTGATTTTCTCCGACCATGACTCAAGATGTTTTCTCAGAGCCATATCTTCAGTACAAAGAACAGTTGTGGTCCATTCAGCATAAGTTCTGTCGCCAGCAAGTTTGATTTTACGACCAAAGTAAGGCGCCTCAACAACGCCAACAGTCTGTGCAGGTACCGAAGTAGCCTGCACAACAACTCTTGAATCAAAACCATGGGGACCTGCTAAGATTACGCTGAAAAGTGACGGCCGATAACCGTCACTTGCAAATGCGCCTTTAAATTCTTCTATTGAAAAAGCCATTTAAATTTCTCCTACTTGTTAGAGTTTGTTGTATTTATACTATTTATTAGAAATTACCGATAACTTCGGAGAATTCTACACCAGTTCTAACAGCGATGAAATTC